CTGATTTTGAATTTGCAGATGGTGGTTTAGCAAGACCTGGTTACTTTAGAGGTAAACTTGTTGGCAAAGCTCTAGGTATGGCTATGAGAAAAAAAGCTTTAGAAAGAGGAAGTGGTGAAGGTTTTGCTGCTGCTGAAGCTTATGGTATTACAGGTAAAGATATTTCTCGTTTATTCGCAGAACTTTCACAAGACAAAACTTTAGTGGGTAAAGAAAAAACAGAATACTTCAAAATATTAAACGAAGCTTTAAAAAATCCTGATAGGTATCCAGAAGAAATATTAGAAATTAAAAAGAAACTAGGAATTGATATCGGTCTAAGAAGCGGTGGCCTAGCTAAGATCCTGGAGGTTTAATGCTTCGAGGTGGAATAGACAACCCAAATTTTAAAGGACTAAACAGAGATCAATCTAGAATTTTTAAATTATTACTAGAAGATAAGTTACCTGTAGCTAAAGGATCAAAAGGTCCAGGAGGAAGATACAAAGGCAAGAAGTGGGAAGAATTAACTAACGTTCAAAGACAAAATTTTAAACATCAAATTTATCCTTACTATAAAAATCTTTTGAGTAAAACTAAGGGTATGATGACTGAAGATGATATTCTTAAATTATTAAGTGATAAGTTTGGTGAAACTGTTTCAGTAGGCTCGTTACGAGGTAGAAGTGGAGTTGATAGTCTTAAATTTCAATCTAAGTTTGGTCAAGTGGTTAAAAAAATATTGAAACCATATGATTTTACAAAGAAACAAAAATTTTATAAAATTCCTACTGAAAATGAGATTAACAAATTAAAAGAAGCTTACGATTTAAGATTTAGTCAAACAGACACTTTAAGACCAAACACTGTTAAAAATATTTCTATCTTACATGATAAATTTAAAGATGTTTATAAACAAGGAATTCTTCCAGATGCAACAGAGGTTTTAAAAAAACTACCCGATGGAACAACTGGTTCACAAGCCGGAAACGCAACTATTAGATTAGCTCAGATATATGCGGGTAAAAACTTTGATTTAAGTTTTAAAGGTATAGATCAAAAATTTGCAAACAAGATTAATAATATAAAAATTAATAATCCAACCTCTAAAAAAATGTTTGAACAGATTTCTAAAAGAAAGTTTGGAGACCCGTATTTAGATCAGTTTTATAGAATCAATTTACAAATGATTGATGAAAAATTAGGTAATAAAACTGGTACGTTTGAATCTTTAAAAGACCAAGCTAAAACTATATTACAAAAAAATAAAATACCTATTTACGATGGTAGGGCTAAAAATCCTTATGGTTTTAATATTAATGAAATTGTTGGGGTTAGTGGAAGTGCTTCATCTAAAGCAGCGGAGTTTTCTCAGTTTGTAGATGTAATGGAAGGAAATTTAAATCAAAATGTTCTTACAGGTTATCAAAGTCAATTATCTAAAGTTAGATCTAAAATAGAAGCAAACCCTTCTTTGTTTGAAACAGAAGCTGCAAAAATAAATGAAAGAGCTTTAGATTTAGAAAAACAATATGATGTTAAATTAGCGAGATTAAGACCGGCTGAAGATGTTACAAAAGTTTTTTCTCCAGAGAGATTACAACAATTAAAAGACCAAGGTTTAGATATTGAGGCTGCTTCTAAAAGAGCAGGATATACTTTTGAGCTACCTGAAAAAACTGCAACCGTTTCAGAATTTGTTTCAAGTCCAGAAAAATTTTTACCTACAATTAAAAAGAAATTAAAAAATATTGTAAAAGGGGCTCCCACAAGCTGTCAACTTGTTATGGCACAAGCAACAGGTGGTAGAGTTCCTGCAGATTGTTTAGCTGCAATTGATCAAGACCCAATAGGGTCGGCTCAAAAAATTGCAAATGTAGAAGCAACAAGTGGTCCACTTGCAAAAGCAAAAAATGCAGTAATGGGTGTTTTAAAATCTGGTGGTTTTAAAACATTTGGTGCAGCAGGTCTGGCTGGTGGAGCTGCGGCAGCGCTTGTAAAAGAATTTAGAAATGATGATCCAACAACTTATTTATCAAATGAAGATCAACAAAAAAGTATGTTAGTTGATATGGTAACACAACCTATCTCTGAAGATTTTCAAAGACCAGATATTTTAGATTATCAACTACCAGCAGTAGGAGCATCGCTAGCTGCATCAACAGCACTTGGTGCACCATCAACAATTAAAGCTAGTAGGTCAAGAGGACTTGGTGTTGAACGAAAAGGATTAATAAGAACAAGCGGAAGAGTATTGGGTAGGGGACTGGGTATTGCAGCATCACCTGCATTACTCGCACCTTTTGCAGCTGGTGATATCGCTAGTCAAATATCAGAAGGAGACTCAGTTGCAGATATTGCAACAAACCCTGTTAATTATACATATCCATTATTTGCTGAACAAACAGATAAATTAACAAAAGGTTTAAATCCAACATTTAGAAAATTTGCAAGATTAGGTTTAGGTAGAGCTGCATTAAAAGGATTATCTCGAGCAGGTATAGGTGGACTAGCAGCTTCTTTAGCTATACAAGGAGTAGGATTATTAGATGACTAAAAAATTAACAACTACAATACCTCCAGAAAGAGGACCTCACCCACAAGGGTTGAATGTTCCTGGAAAAAAGACTATAATAATAAAGAACTCGGAGAAAAATAATGTCAGAAATAGACAAGTCTCTACCCAACGTAGAGCAGGAAATAAAGTTACCTAGTGAAGAAGAGCTTGTAGAAGCATCTCAAGAAAATATTGAGGAACAAGTTGGGCCAGAAGATATTCAAGTTGAACAAGAAGAAGACGGTGGTGCTACCATTACTTTTGATCCCGAAGCTGTAAACCAACCGGGAACAAACGAACACTTTGACAATTTAGCAGATTTATTACCAGAAGAAGTTTTAGGTAGATTAGGTTCTGACCTTTACGAAAATTACACACAATACAAAGCATCAAGAAAAGATTGGGAAGATGGATATACAAAAGGTCTAGACTTATTAGGATTTAAATATCAAACAAGATCACAACCGTTTACAAATGCAAGTGGTGCAACTCACCCTGTATTAGCTGAAGCGGTAACACAGTTTCAAGCACACGCTTATAAAGAATTACTTCCAGCCGCTGGTCCAGTGCACACTCAAATTATGGGTGTGGTTAACAAACAAAAAGAAGACCAGGCTACAAGAGTAAAAAATTTCATGAACTATCAACTCATGAATAAGATGAAAGAGTATGAACCCGAGTTCGATCAGTTACTTTTTTATCTCCCTCTTAGCGGCTCTGCTTTTAAGAAAGTTTATTACGATGAACTTCTTGACAGAGCCGTGTCTAAATTTGTTCCAGCAGATGATCTGATAGTTCCATACACTGCAACGTCTTTGGAAGACGCAGACGCAATTGTGCATGTTTTAAAAATATCAGAAAATGATTTAAGAAAAAAACAAGTATCTGGGTTTTACAGAGATGTAGAAATTTCACCAGGTTACTCACAAGAAACAGAAGTAGAAAAGAAAGAAAGAGAACTAGAAGGTGTTACAAAAACTAGAGATGAACAAATGTTTACAATTCTAGAATTTCACACAGAAATAGATCTTGAGGGTTTTGAAGACAAAGATGCGGAACAAAACCCAACAGGAATAAAACTTCCTTATATTGTAACAATTGATACATCATCAAGAGAAGTTTTATCTATTAGAAGAAACTATAAAGCTGAAGATCCTTTAAAAAATAAAATTGAATATTTTACACATTTTAAATTTTTACCGGGATTAGGTTTTTATGGGTTTGGCTTAATCCACATGATTGGTGGATTATCAAGAACTGCAACGAATGCACTAAGACAGTTGTTAGATGCTGGTACGTTTTCAAATATGCCAGCTGGATTTAAACAACGTGGTATTCGTGTTAGGGATGAAGCGCAATCGATACAACCTGGAGAGTTTAGAGATGTAGATGCACCTGGAGGAAACATCAGAGATGCATTTATGCCTTTACCTTTCAAAGAACCATCAGCAACATTATTACAATTAATGGGGATAGTGGTTCAAGCAGGTCAACGATTTGCCGCCATAGCTGACATGCAGGTCGGTGACGGCAACCAGCAGGCAGCTGTTGGAACGACCATTGCCCTCTTAGAGCGTGGCTCCAGGGTCATGTCAGCCATACATAAAAGATTGTATGTAGCGTTGAAACAAGAATTTGTTTTACTAGCGGACGTATTTAAAACTTATCTACCACCAGAATATCCTTACGATGTTGTAGGTGGACAAAGAAATATTAAAGTTTCGGATTTTGATGATAAAATAGATATACTTCCTATAGCTGATCCAAATATATTTTCACAATCACAAAGAATAACTTTAGCTCAAACAGAATTACAACTTGCAATGTCTAATCCACAACTTCATAATTTATATGAAGCTTATAGAGATATGTACACTGCAATTGGTGTCAAAGATGTAAATAGAATCTTGCCGCCACCACAGCAACCACAGCCTATGGATCCGGCTGCGGAAAATATTTTAGCTATGAGTGGTAAACCTTTCCAAGCATTTAAAGGACAAGACCACAGAGCTCACATAACTTCGCATTTAAATTTTATGGCAACTAATATGGTTAAAAATAATCCTATGATTATGGGTGCATTACAAAAAAATATTTTTGAACATATTTCTTTGATGGCACAAGAACAATTAGAAGTAGAATTTAGAGAAGAGATACAACAATTGATGCAATTACAACAAATGGCACAAATGAATCCTGCTATGGCACAGAGCCCAGAGATTCAACAACAACTTTTATCGTTAAATTTATCAATCGAAGCAAGAAAAGCTAAACTAATTTCTGACATGACCCAAGAATTTAAAGAAGAAGAAAACAAAATTATGGGTGATATTGGAAATGATCCAATTGCTAACCTAAAAGCTAGAGAATTAGACCTTAGAGCTATGGATAATGAGCAAAAACGTATGCAAGCAGACGCAAGATTAAATCTAGACAAGTCAAGAGCGATGATGAATCAAGATTTACAAGAAGAAAAGCTTGATCAAAACGAAGAATTAGCTAAACTAAGAGCTAATACATCGATTGAGAAAACTATTTTAGGTAAAACTCTTCCGAGTTCGGATAAAATGCCTGGAAATGTTGCAATCATTCGAAAAACTGGAGAATAAATATGAAAAAAAGTAAAAACACAGAAGCAAAACACGTTGATCACGATATGTTTGTGAATAAAGACGGTCTTCCTAACGGCGGTGTAGAAATCGAAGTTACAAAAGCCGACGAAACTCAAGATGTAGACGTAAAAGGTCAAAGAAGTGTTTTAGCAGAGAAAAAACGAAGAGCTAACTGGTATTAGTATGTGGTTATCGGCAATTAAATTAGCCGTTTCTGCTGGAAGTAAAATTTATGCTAATAAGCAGAGAACGAAGATGGCAATGTCGGACGCACAACTAATGCATGCTGAGCGTATGGCCCGAGGTGACGAAGCTTACCAAGGAAAATTGCTAGAAGCCAGACAATCGGACTGGAAAGACGAGGCAGTTTTGATAATTCTTAGTTTGCCCGTTTTGGTGCTGGCCTGGGCAGTCGTATCAGACGATCCAACAGCGATGGACAAAGTAAAATTGTTCTTCGACATGTTTTCGCAGCTCCCTTCATGGTTCACCAATCTTTGGATCCTTGTCGTGGCGAGTATTTATGGTATAAAGGGAACACAAATATTTAGAAACGGAGGTAAAAAATAATGTCAAAGAAAAAAATAAAAAAAGCTCTTAAGATGCTTGGTGCCGGTGCAGCAATTGCTGGACTAGGAAAAGCATTTATGAACAACAGAGCTAGAGCTGCAATGCTCAAAGGTGCAGATGCTAACGCTGGGTTTAGAGAGATGTTTACTAGACCGAATATGATGGATATTGCTGGGCGTGCTAAAATAAAACCAAAAATGATGGACTCAAGAGAGTTAGACAGACAACTTATGGAACTAAATACAGGAACAGATTTTGGTTTAGGTCCACTTGATGGAGCGAAAGATGGCGGTCGTATAACTAAATCAGGAGTAAAAAGAACAAAAAAATTTGGTAAAAAGAAAAAACAAGCAAACAAAATGAGGAAGAAATAATGCCTGGAACTATGATGATGAAAAGACCTATGATGAAAAAAGGTGGTAAAGCTTTAAAGAAAGTTAAACCATCTCAAAAAGGTTTAAAAAAATTACCCAAAAAAGTTAGAAACAAAATGGGTTATATGAAAAACGGCGGAAGAGCAAAGTAATGGCCGGAAAAGGTTTGTACGCAAATATCCACGCTAAAAGAAAACGTGGAGGTAAGATGCGAAAGAAAGGTGCAAAAGGTGCACCAAAAGCAAAAGACTTTAAACGTGCAAAACAAACAGCGAGATCATAATGACTAAACTATGTCCCAGAGGTAAGTCGGCCGCGAAAAGAAAATTTAAAGTGTACCCCTCA